TCCGTGGGAACCTCAGCCTCGCGCTTTAAAGCAGCCTCGTTGCGCACCATAGCCGCATACGCCGTTACGATCCGTCGCACGCAGCGGTATTTCTCGCGCTGGTGTTCCTTGTACAAGTCAAAACTCCGGAAGAACTCGCAGTCCTCGCACAACTCGCCGCCAGGTGCGGGTGGATAACTACACACACCTTCGCCGTGATGCTTGACCTTCAGTGCGTGCCATTTGTTGCGGTCATCGCGAAGCTTCTCCAGTGCCTGCGCCAATTCGATTGCCGCGTCACGCAGGCGCTGTTCCAGCCTGTCCAGTTTATTCACGCCAGCCTCCCGAGCAGAGCCACAACCATCGCCCGCGCGTCCGTGTCGACCACCGGCACGCCAGCCGCGAGCGACACTGTGCGCCACTGGCCCTCGGTGAAGTGCGCGGCTATGCGGGGCAGGTCGCACTGGAAGACGTTGTCGCTCTGGCAGCAGGCGGCGAGGATCGCGGCGGCGACCAGCTTGGCTTTGCGGACTTGGTGGCGGTTCATATCGTCACGAATCCGTAGAATACATCCTGAGTGCGGCGCTTGAATTCTTCCGCGACAGCTTGGGCAGCAGCGCACCAAGCTGTCCGATCCGATTCTGAAAGGTCGAGCCATTCCGGTATTATCTCGGCATTCGGATCTAACCCGAGAGTCTGCACGTAGGCTCTCCAGGCCATCTTCCCGATCATTTCCGTTGCGCGGTTCATGCGACCACCGTCCGGTGATCTTCAGTCGCGAGCACCGTCTCGCCTGCATGCATCTTCACGATCAATTTGCCGCCCTTGACTTCGTTGAGATAGCCGTAGCAGATCCACACGCGGCGGCCAATCTCTTCGAGCTTCGTTCCCAGGGCCATGTGTTTCGCGACTAAGTCCAGGATCTTCTTTTCGTGGTTTCGTGTGGCCTTGTTCATGGTTCAATCTTGCGCCCCAAACGTGCGCCCGTCCATAGTACTTTCTACGTAGAAATCGCCTTAGAGTCCATTAAGGGTGTTGATGCGCTCGACCAGATACGCCTTCGCGGACGCCGTTTCCACTTTGGCTAGACAGGCGGTTGTGAAAGTCGCCCCTTCGTCCATTTCCGATTCAATACCCCCCCACAGGCTGCCGTGGCAGCGGTCGCCACAGATGAGCCCCTTGGCGATGTGGTGGCAATCCATACAAGTGTGTGCCGTGAACGGCTTGCCGTCGCAATCCTCGGCGGTCGTCAGTTCGTGCGCGACTCCAGCAGGGAAAGGGCGACCGCATTCGTAACAGCCAAATGGTTCTTGCGAATCTACAACGGCAACCGTGTAGTCAGAGAACTCGCACCCACCTACATCCATATCCATACAGAAATCACAGTCCATGGTGGCACCCGCAGCTACACGCGAAGTCGCCCGGCCCTTCCGGCGCGTCGTGGCATCCAGCGGCGCAGGCGGGGCAGATGGACTCGTCTGGCGCGAGGTCGAGCGCGTGGCGTTCGGCGATGACGGTCATTGTTTGCCTTTCTTCATCAGGTCGAGCACGCGCAGCGTTTCGCGCGTATCCTGCAATAGTGGATCGCGGTACCCGAGGCGACCCTCCACTCTCGCGCGAATCTCTGTCACGCGCAACCGGCGTGCGGCCCGGCGCTCTCTCGCGTAGAGGATCGCCGACAGCGCCAGGATTCCCGCCGAGATCGCCGCGACCGTCATCATCATGTCCATTTCGTTAAGCCTCCCCCATCACAATTCTGAGATTGAAAACTACCGAGGAATCGCTGAGCGTGTCTTGCCAGACCTGGACTTCTCGCACGTACGGAGCAGTGCTTCGATCATCGGGCGAGATTACCTCGACGGAGGAATCCGCCAGCGTCGGGCCGTAGACGCGAATCATGCCGGCAAGGTGGGCGCTCAGTTCCTGCACGGTGTTGAACGCCTCGCATTGAATCAGGTTTTCCATGACCACAGTTTGCGCCACGAACCCGCACGGGTCAATGGTACCGTCGCCTTAGAAAGTTTCGTAGTACACTTGGCCCATGCAACGCCTTCTGCTTTTGCTGCTCGCCTGCGCCGGGATTGCGCTCGGCCAGTACACGCCTCCGCCCGCCACCAGCGCTACGCCTTCCGGCCCGTGCGGTGGCGATCTGGGCGGCACGTATCCGAACTGCACGGTTACCGGCCAGCACTTCACTGTGCCGCTTGCCGCGAGCGCTGGCGGGGACGGGGTGAACAACGGGACTTTCACAACCACGTTGCTCGCAAACTTTGCACCAACAATTAATGGTGGCGCCTTCCTCGGTGCCGCAGACGGAGCAGCGTCACAGACGGCGCTGACGACGAAGCTGGGGGTGACTCCAGTGTATGGGGGCGGGGCTGTTACTAGTAACTGCGTGCCCTATGGAGTGAGCGGTGGCACGGTGACATGCGCAACGGCAGATCCACTGACAACGACGGATGGCTGTCCAGAGTTAAGTGATCTCAATCAAGTTTGCCCATTGATTCCGCCCTATTATGCATCCGGCTCTGGTGTTACTACCACGACAAGTGGGACAACGGCCCCTGGTACATCAGTTACTCTGGCCTCCGTCTCCACGTTTAGTACTAATCAAGGAATTTGGATAACTGGCGCTGGGCCTGTTAATGTGGCGGGTGGTACTTTCGCCTATGCGAGCGGCGGTACGGCTACGGGAACCGGGTTTTGCATTGCGAGCGCATCTAATGGTGGAGGCGGATTTGCTCGTGCCTCCGTATCGGTCTCTGCTGGAACTATCAGTGGAAATTTGACGCTGATATCAGGCGGACGGTCATTTGCATCGCCTCCCACGACATGGACCCTGGCGCTCCCCGCTAATTTAGCCAGCCCATCGACTCCGGCCGCTTTAACCTGCTCAGGGACTATCACCACAACCGGAGGGGCTCTTGTCGCCTCCAATTACGTCGGAACCATCACCGCGATCAATGGAAGCGTGCTTACGATATCCCCTGCAACCACTACCAGCGTTCCTACGGCTACCTTAGTCCAGCATGACGACACAGCGGCCCTGCGTGCAGTAATTGCCGTAATTGCCGCGTCGTCTACGCCTTCCATGAAAATGATCCTTCCCTCTGGGACCTATAGGGTCAGCACTGAAGGCGGCTTTACGACCAGCAGCAGCATAAACTCTATCCTGGCCGTTCCGGAAGTTTCCTATCTGGATGGCTGGCCCGGAACTGCAATTACCGGAAATTTGGCAGTCGTAGATATCGAGGGAATTCCCCCGAGTGCTCCATGTTACAACTATTTATCAGCAACCGCCGCGCCTTGCGTTTCTGGGGCGATCATCAAAACTGATTCCACTTTTGGTAGTGTTATCGGGGGAGGGCACTCTGCCGGCTATTCTGGCTTTACCGGAGTTCTCCTTTCCCTTAAGGGGCTGACATTCAGGACGTATCACAATCCGGCCATATCGGCAATCAACGCCGCTCATATTGCAAACCTTAAAGTCGACAATATTACGGTTGATGTTGGCCAGACGGGGCTTCCCGGTGATCCTACGACGGGGCAGTCCTATGGATTGCAAGCTCCACTCACGGGCAATGGAGCGACAGTCAACCTCGGGCAAATTACCGTCACCGGATACGCGGTCGGGGCGAGCATTTCAGAGTGGGCTGAAGTTGGGAATCTGCAACTTGTGGAGAATGTGTCATGCTTACTGGTGCCTGGGAATACGCATCCGACGTTGATACATTTCTTACTAACGCAGGCATGCGCCTACCACGTAGTGGGCTCCGGAGCAGCCAGCAAGATTACAATCCAATCACACGGAACTGAAGATGCCTATATGTCCCTACCTAGCTGGGCAGTTACGCAAGATAATTATTACGATCCAAGCAATTTCCTGATCGGATCGGACGCCACGGATGGTGGCGTGGTACGTTCGGGAGCAACCAAGCTTTCCGTATCCTTACTGGGGGCCTTCCCGCAGGTCTATGCGAATGCCACATTGAGCAACATGCTTCTGAGTCCTCTCGCAAGGACGGCGGGCGTAACGGGGCAGTTTAATGCTACCGTAGGCGGCCTCAATGTACTGACCTCAGGAAATAATAATTGGGGAGGAGGTATAAATTCTCTATTTGCGCTCACTACCGGCACAAAAAACACCGGCTCCGGGCAGGCTACCTGCGATACCATAATCACCGGCTCGCAGAATAGTTGCTTCGGCCAGGGGTCAGATGTGAACTCCAGTAGCGCGGCATTTCGAACAGTGATTGGAGCTAGCGCCGTAGGCACAGCCGACAACACGGTTACATTGGGGCGTTCGGCGGATACAGTGGTGATTCCCGGAGCAACTACCGCGACGGGAGTTGTTACATTTACTGCTGCCCCACGTTTTAACGGCGGCAATACGACTGCTGCCGTTGTTGGGTTAATCGGGACCACGTGTCCCGCTGTGACTTGTACCGCCGCTTTTACTTGGATGACGGTGACTACCTCTGATGGTAGTACCGGCTACATCCCGATTTGGAAATAACCATGAAGAGCTGCTGCGGGAACATTCACGGTTGGCGCAAATACCTGCACGGTCGTCATTACCATCAACGGAGCGACCGGCTTGACGGCGACTAAGGCTGGTACGACGGATGTGATCCGGTTTATGGCGATGGCGTACTGATTTCCACCATCCAAGCAGGTGCGGTACAGTAGGCGAATGCGATTCCTTCTATTCCTCGCGGCCTCCGCCGCGCTGCACGCCGCCACTCCGCAAGAGCGCGCGATCCGCCGCCTCGAAAAGGCGCAACACGAAATCATCGTCGCTCAGCACCGGAGCGAGAAGCGCGGAGCCGAGGCGCAGGCCGCGTGCCAGTCAATCGGAAAGACGCTGCAGGTCAATCCGCTCGGAGTGCTGGACTGCATGACGCCGCCCGCTCCGCCCCCGCCAGTTGCGCCACCGCCGCCGCCTGCTCCGGCGAAGGTCGAGCCCGCGAAACCCGAAGCGCCGAAACCGGAACCCGCGAAACCGTAGTACAATCTCCGCATGGCGATTCACACACTGACCTATACCGGAGACGGAACCAAGAAGACGCTCGCGGCCCTCGCGATCGCCAGCGGCAACTACTCAGCGGACCAGGCGAGCAAGTTCCGCGCGAACTGGATTCAGGCCGTGTGCGAGGGCGCCGGCACCGCGCGGTTCGGCGACGTGAACACGTCGGCGTCGTACGGCATTCCTCTGCCCCAGCAGGCCGGTCAGATGTGCCCACCGATAATGCACCCGGAGGATTGCTACAGCTTCACCGGGACATACATCTACACGCCAAACGGCACCGTCGTGACGTTTCTCTGGGACGCTTAGTCGGCCTCGAACTGCGGACCAGGCATCCGCCCAACATAGTGAATCACTGCGTCGCTGCCCCACTCTGAGCCAGGAAGCTTACGGAACTCATCGCAGACCATTTGGCGCATAGCTTCTCGTCCTTGGTTGAAGCCCTTCTTTTCGGCGCGGCCTTCCTTGGTCGCGTTGTACTCGCGCTGGTAAGTAGCCCAGCATTTCTTGCACCAGTTATTGTCGGCGACGCGGTCCAGCGGACCCTTGCACTTCGAACAAAGCACGACTTCGGCTGTTTCAGGCATGCCCGTAGTTTACTAAACATCTTGGTCGTTTGTTTTGTTCAGTACCGGGAACCGTAGTACTATCGCGGCAATGGCAGCCGCAACACTGACGCCAGCTTTCGAGGCGTTGGCCCTAAAGATCCAGGAAGGCGCGATGATGAACGGCGACGTGTGCGCACGCCTCCGAGACTGCATCGCGGACTACTTCCGGGGCACCATGCAGTACGGGTACTACATGGATCACTCGGGAGACGGCGAGTCCGGCCAGGTCATCTACTGCACCGGCGGCGACGTCATGCAGGCGGATTATGAGATCGGCTCGGTTGGCGGCAAGGCGACGTGCGGCATCGACTTCGAGGGATCCGTGGACGTCGTGCCCATCACCAGCTACGTTCCCGAGGCCGAGGAAACGGACCACTACGCCGCGATGGCCGAGTCTTTCCGCGAAGCGAAGCTGTACAAAACTCTGCCGATCTACGAGCGGTACATCTCGCAGAAGACGCGCAAGGCGGCGGGCGCGGGCGACTTCGCCGGTAAAGGGAAAAGCTTCCCGATACTGAAGGCCGAGGACGTGAGCGCGGCGTTGCACTCCATCGGGCGCGCGGGGCCGGACAACTACAGCGCCGACACGATCCGCGCCAACATCAAGCGGATCGCGAAGGCGAAGGGGTTTGCGCTGCCGGACTCGCTGAAGGATGACGCGAAAGAATCCCTAGGCAGTGCGGGCAGTCACTTGCGAAGTGGCGCTCCGCTTTCGGGCACCCATTCAGGGGGCCCACGGGCAACGGGGCAAGTTTTGGGCCGCGAAGGTTCCGGCGAGCAACAGGAGTCAACATCCCTCAAGCTTACCGAATCCGCCGCGACACTGGAAACCATTGTACTGAAGGAAGCCCGCGCCGACTACGAAACGAAGCTGATCGCTCCTGGTAAAGGTTCCAGCGCGTTCTATCCAAAGGAAGTCTTGCAGCGAGACGGTCCAAAGGTCTTCAAGGCCGGGACGCACGTCTACCTGAACCATCCGACCGCCGCAGAGGAAGCCGCGCGGCCTGAGGGTAATGTGGCGAATCTGGCCGGGGTCCTCACGACCGATGCGGTCTACCACGAGAATCATGCAAAGGGACCCGGTCTTTATGCACGGATGAAGGTCTTCGCGGACCATGCGCAGATCGTGGAAGAGAAGGCGGCGCATGTCGGGATGTCCATCAGGGCGTCGGGTGTCGCGGAATCCGGCAAGTCGCGCGATGGCCTGCCGATTCTGAAGGAACTGACCAGCGCGGAGAGCGTCGACGTGGTGACGCGAGCCGGTGCGGGCGGAATGATCTTGACCGAGGCGGCGCGCGGCGCGGCCGAAAATTCACAGGAGGTCGATATGACCAAAGAGGAAATCACTGCTCTCGTCGAGAGCGCGGTGAAAACTGCCGTTGCCGCGGTAACGCAGCCGGTACAACGGCTCACCGAGCGCGAACTCCGCGCCGATGCCACGGTCCTGGCAACGCGGGTGCTTTCGACCTGCACGCTGCACGAAGCGAGCAAGCAGCGCGTGATCGAGGCCGCCGTCAAGACGCTGCCGAAGACCACCGACGGCATGCTCGACGAGGCGAAGTTCGCCGAGCTTGTCACCGCCGAGGCGAAACGCGAAGGGCAGTACGTCGCGGCCTTGACCGGTACCGGTACCGGCGTCCGCGGCATGGGTCCTGGCGGGAACGTCGTCGAGATGGACCCGGCGAAGCTTCGCGAGGCGCAAGTTGCCGAGGAAGCCGCGGAGAAGCGCTTCCGCGAATCGGAAAACGAAGTCTTCTGCGAACTGATGGGCAACCCGGCGGCTGCCAAGTTCGCGGTCGAAGGCAAGAAGCATCGGAGGGTGGCGTAACATGATCAACGAAATCAAGCAAGGGTCGCAGCGCAGTAAGCGCTGGTTCCCGTGCCCCAGCGCCGTCACCAGCGGCATGGCTGTGCTGATCGGTGCGCAGAACGGCCCGGCGCTCGCCGCCGTGGCCGAGGATGCGTACGATTCGAGCACCGGAGGCACGACCTTCTGTCTCGACGGAAGCTTTGCGCTGACGGTTATCGGGCAGTCGAGCCAGTCCCCGGTGAGCGGGCTTCAGATCAACCCCGGCGAGGAACTTTACGCCCAGGGAACGTTCGACTCGACCACGAACGTGACCTACAGTCTCACGATCGACAAGACGCGCGGCAACACGCCATTCGGCAACCTCGATCAAAACACGGCCATTCTTTCGGGCGTGACCAGCACGACCGCAATCGTTCGCTTGAAGTACGGCGGAAGCGGCCCGTACGGCGCGTAAAAGGAGAACACGAACATGGAAACCTTTCAAAGTCTAGGCACTCTGCCCGAGTTCTCCAGCACTGCCGTTCATAGCCGGATGCGGGAGGCCAACCCCGACTACTTGATGCCGATGCGGCCACACAACCAGCCGGGTTACCGGCGGCGTGTGTTCGAAGCGGCTCGGCTGCTCACCGACGTGCTCGGTGGTCGCGAAGATGGACTCTTCTGGAAAGAGTTCATGAACCCGACCCGGCAGATCTTCGTGCAGGCCCTGCACGAGAAGTATCCCGGTATCTGGGGCGGCAACATCCAGACCGACCAGATGGGTCGCGTGGGACTTCGCGAAACGATGTCCTACACCGACTACAGCGCGTTGACGGTCGATATCCTCGATCGCATGCTGTACGGCTACTACTCCGCGGCACCCATCAGCAACTTGCCGCTAGTGAAGCCGCACACTCTCCGCGACTTCCGTCTCGTCGCTCGCTACGAGATGGACGGAGGCACCAAGCCGTTCTCGCGCCTGCCAACCGACTTCCCGAAGCTGGTACCGCACGGGGCCAGCGAACCGCCGACCGAGCGCTCGATGCAGCAGGCCGCGCAGGAAGTTCTCGGATCGACGCAGCGCGTCACGTATCAGCCTCAGTTGTACCAAGGCATGATGAGCGTCAACTGGCGCGCGCTGGTCAACGATGACCTGGGGATCTTCCAGGACATGGTGCAGCGGCTCGCGATCTCCGGAAACCGGACGATCTACCAATTCATCACCGGCCTGTACGTGTCCTCGACCGGCTGGAACACCACCCTGGTGTCGAGCACGTTCGCCAATCAGGTGACGGTCGCCAATGGTGCGGCCTCAGCCAATCCCGCGCTATCGTGGCAGGGGCTGTTGGATGCCCGCACGGTTCTCGCGAAGCAGCTCGACAGCGACGGACAGCCCATCGACTTCATGGGGCGGCTCTTCCTGTACGTGGGCCCGGCGTTGGAAAACACCGCGATCTCGATGTCCAAGGCTCTGACGGCAAACATCAGCGTCGGCGGTGGTACCACGAACGCTCAGGGATTCCCGAGCCAACAGTTGGTCACCCCGAACTGGCCGCTCGCCGGCGTCGAGGTGGTGGTGGACAAATACATCCCACTCATCTGCACCACGGCGGGAACGCAGAACACCATGTGGGCGCTGATCTACGAGCCCCAGGTTCAGCCGCGTCCTTCGGTGGAACTCGGCCGGCTCGCCGGTTACGAGACACCGCAGCTTTTCCAGCAGGTCCCCAACACGATGCGGGTCGGCGGTGGCGTCGATCCGATGATGGGCGACTTCTGGAGCATGAACATCAACTACAAGGGCGTCCTGGTTCTGGGTGGGACCCAGATCGACGGCCGCTCGCTGGCGGCGTCGACAGGCCAGGGCGTCTAAGAGGGAAAGGGAGTCATGCGCCGCTGTGTCGCCATCGGGTGCGCGGCGGCGTTCCTGTTTACGGAAGAAGGACGAGGCTTGTCGCATGAACCTTGCCGTCAATCCATCGAGGGTACTATGAGCTTCAGCTATCAACAAGGTCAAAATCCACCCGTGGATTTTCCGAGAGGATTGACCGGCGACACGGTGGAGTTCAACCCAAACGGATCGCGCGCCTACATCTTCAGCGACCAGGAAATTACGATGTTCACCAACATCGCGCAGTCGGTCTGGCAAAGCTCGATGTTCTGGAGCGCATTCCAGGGCGTCGGTACGCTGCCATCCTCGCCGGTCTCTTATCTGAGGATTGCTTCGCTGATGATGGATGCTCTGGCCTCGAATAAGTCGCGCCTGGCTAGCGTGATCGCGCTGCTGGACGTGAAGCTCAGCCCGAAGGATGCGGCGATCCAGTGCCGCACGCAGGCTCAGGAGTACCGGGACGTAGACGACAATACAGGAGCGTTCGTGATCATCGAGCAGTGTAACAACTACTGGTCATTCCGTGATCGCTTCTGGAACCAGTGGCAGAGGACGGCGGCGCAGTAATGCTTCAAGGACTCGACTACGAAATCCAAGCGGTGATGCCCGCGGCAATCGCCACGGGGCTCTTTGTCTCGCTGTGCACTATCCAGGCACCCGACGGACTGCCGGGGTATGGCGGTGCGCCGAGCGGGAACTACGCCGACGTGGCGGGCCTGATCGACATTCAGTGCATGGACGCGGTGCCGAGCGACGCGAAGATCCAGGCGACCGAAGTCAAGGACATGGTGGAGATCGCGAGCAAGGGATTCCGCCACCTGCTGCTCGACAATTACTACCCGCAGGTTACGCCCGACGGCCAGATCCCGACGTACTGGCGCGCGATTGTGGACGGCGTGAGCTATGACGTGCTGGGCGTAGAGCACGACTCGCAGAACACGCAGACTCGGCTGGAGCTGGAGATCGTCCAGGTATGAGCGTAACGCCGTGGGTTGTTGAGATCTTCGATGATGAGGACAAGCTCATTGACAAGGTGCTGCTTCCCTACCAGCCGACCGCGGGAAGCGCTCTCCTATACAAAGGCAAGCGGTACACGTGCGGCGGTCTGGCGGATAGCTACTACGGGCCGATGCAGTTTGCTCCAGTGCGGGAGGCGGTGAATGCGTGAGCTCTTCCCTAGAAGTCAAGTTGCAAACGGCGGCTCTTGCGTATCCAGCATTGACGGCGCTGCTGGGAACTTCCCCGTTTCGCTGGTGGGACACGCAACTGCCCCAGTCCAGCACGTTCCCGGCGGTCGTCGTGCAGATGGTCAGCAACCCTGCGACGTACACGTTCGGCGGCCGCTTGCCCACCAGCTTCGCCCGGATGCAGTTCACGATCTGGGGTGGATACAGCGCGGCAGGAAGTCAGGCCGCGGATCAAGTTCGCTCAGCTCTCTACGCCTTCCTCGACCAGTTCAATGCGGAGGGTATACCGGGCCTTTTGCAATATCCGTGTCTGGTGGTAAACGACCGGCGCGGCGGGTTCACCCAAGGCGACACGCTGCTGTATCAGCGGCTTCTGGACGTGCAGATTTTCAGTAACGATTCGATTTAAGGAGACTTATGGCAGCCACTTCACCAATCGCACCCGCAATCGCAGTAGAGGGCCTGCTCATCCAGGTCGGCAACGCGGCGAGCCCCGAGACGATGCAGACCATCGCCAACGCGACGGATCTGTCGCTCCCGATCATGACGGCGGTCGTGGATGTGACGAACGTCAGCGACTCGTGGCGGCGCCGGATTCCCACTCTGCACGACATGGGCAAGATCGCATTCAAGATCTTCTGGGTGATGGAAGAGGTCACGCACCGCAACTCCATCAATGGCGGCGCGGTAGGCGCTGGCTTGCGGTACCTGATGGTGAACTCGCTGGGGCGCGACTTCCAGTTTGTCTACCCCGACAATCCGCCGCCCAACTCCTCGACGGACGCGTTCTTCGCGTACGTTACCGGCTTCGCCATCACCGGCAAGGTCGGCGGCGTATTCGAGGCAAGCATTGAACTGTCGAACAGCGGTGCGCCGAGTTTGGTGTAAGCTGTACGCATGAGTCAAGACAACGGAACCGGGGTCGTGTACCCCACCATCGAACTGGGCGGTACCGCGTACACCGTCCGGTTCTCTCGCGGTTCGCTTTACCGCATGCAGAAGCTGGGAGTGGCCTTCGCGCCCAAGATTCAACCGATTCCCGATCAGCCGGGCATGATCCGGCGCACGATGACTTTCTCGGAAGTCGTCGACGTGATGCACATCGGGATCAACTTCCCCGGCACCGCCGAGCAACTGGCCGAACTCGTGACGAACGACAAGGTGCAGGAAGCGTTCGACAAGATCATGGAAGCCTGGGGAAAAGCCTTCCCGTCGCCTCAGATCCGGCTTCAGGAGTCGGCGGGGCAACCGGAAGCGAACCCGCCGGTTCAGTAGACCAAGAGGAACAGTGGCTGCGCTCGTGGGCGTTCGCCACTTCGCCTCACGGGCTGGGCCTCACCACCGAGCAAAGCTGGTCGCTGACCGAGCGCGAGGTTATGGCGCTCGCGGCGGTCCACCAGCGGCACATCAACGGCTGGCGCGCACCACAGAAGACCGTCGATCCCATCCAGGCCGTGCGCGACAAGCTCGCCGTGTTCACGGCGAACAAGCGCATGCACCAGAAGATGAAGCCCGAGGAAATCGAGGAGCTTCCCGCTTGGGCGATTGCCCCACACCCGAAGGAACCTAAGGAGCGTCAACTATGCCCGGCGAACCAATCGGCGAAATCCCTGTAGTCATCACTGGCGATTACTCCGCGCTCCAAGCGGCGATCGAGGCAACGATCGCAATGGCCGACGAGGGCGCGTCCAAGATCGCGGACGCGTTCAACATCCCCAGCGCGGGCAGCGAACTGGTCACCGCGGCCGAGGGTGCGACTACCGCTATCGGGGAGATGGGCGACGCGGCCGAAACCGCCGGCTCTCAGATGGGCGGCGCGGCGGGTGACGCGGGAGATCTGGGGCAGGCCGCTGCGGGTGCAGGCTCTGGGGCGGGCGATGCTGCTGGTGGCGTCAAAGAACTCGGTGATGCTGCGGAGGAAGCCGGCGGCAAGATGGAAGGGCTCGGCGAGAATCTCAAGCAGATCGCCGAGACGATGGGAATCGGCCTCGGGATCGCCGAGGGAATCGAAACACTTAAGGAACTCGCGACGGAATCCGTGGATGCGGCGGGCCGTATCCAGATGGCCAGTGATGCGCTGGAAGTGTTCACTGGTGACGCCGAAAAGGCCAAAGACATTCTTGAACAGATGAAATCCCTCGCCATGGGGAGCATCTTCTCGTTCCCCGATCTAACCGAGGCGGCGCAAAAGATGTCCGCGGTGGGCATTTCTACCGGGCAGGTAAAGGACGCCATGACTGCGGCGACCATGGCGGCGCAGATCATGCACGGCAGCGTCGATACAGTGGCGGCGTCTTTTGACCGTCTATTCCAGACCGGCGTGCTGGGTGCGCGGCAACTCGTTTCGATGGGCATCACCGCGAGCGACCTCGGTTCCCACATGACGAAGCTGGGGCTAGACTCCGACTCTTCCATGAAAGCCATCAGTGCGGCCTTCAAGGACATGGGGTCGAACAGCTCCCAGGCCGTTCAAATCTTAACCGACACGATCACCGATAAACTCGGCCCTGCATTCGCGAAGCAAGCGCAGGATATCCCGGTTCAGATCAACACCGTCAAGGTGGCCTGGGATTCGATGATCGAGGACTTCGGAAAGGCTGCGGCGCCGGACCTGACGGTACTGCTCAGCGGGATTCGGTCCATCATCCCGGTCATCGGAGAAGTGGCGAGTGCGGTCGTAGAGCTTAACGCCGAGCAACTTTCCGGACTGATCGAATCTTTCAAGTCGCTAGAAGAGATAGTATCTTCTGCGGCGGGGCCGGTTGAGGATCTGGGTAAGGCGATCCTGGCAACGCTGGGGCCAGCTTCAGAAATCTTCGGGCAGCTTGATATCAACCTAAAGGATTTCAGTGCTGATCTGGTCAACAGCATGGGGCACTGGCGCGACCTGTCGGACGCGATCAATCTGGCTGTGATCGCGTGGGACGATCTCGCTATCGGGATTAACAAGGTAATCCAGGCGTACGACACGTGGAGAGGAGACACCGAGGGAGCGGCGGAAGCAACCGCGCGGATGGCCAGCGCGATGGTGAGTTTGCAGCAGGCCGAGCAGCGCGTGCTCGATTCGCACCATATCGTCATCACCACGACCGACCAACTCACGATGAGCGTGAGCGGAATGTCGAAGGCGCTAATTGATGCGATTCCCAACGTTGACCACATCGGCACATCGCACGGAACGGCGGGAGCGGCCGCGAGCGGCCACGCGAAAGCGCAGCGCGAAGTAAACGACGCCTACGCCACGGTGCCCACGTATGCGCAGACCATCCAGGCCGCGATGGACGCCATCGACGCCAAGATTCTGGTGCAGAACTCGACACTCCAGACCGCGATTGGAGTGTACAAGGCGTTTGCGTCCAGCGGCACCGCGACGGCGCAGGAACTGGCGGACGCATGGAAGAAAGTAGTCACCGACTCGCAAGCGGCGGGCGTTGCACTTCAGCCGATCAAGGACAAACTGGACGCGGACCTCGCATCCGCCAAAGGTCTCCAGGCCGTCATCGTCGACGGACACACTGTCTGGGTTCAAGCCGGTCAAGACGTTGTAACGCTGACCGAAGATCAGGTGAAACAAGTCGCGGTGCAGCAGGGTGTGGCCGATACAGCGGCCGGCGCGGCCGATAAAATCGTCCAACTGCGCGGGGCGCTGGATCAAGCAAAGCAGAGCTACGAGGGACTGAGTCGAGTTTTCACCGACGGTACGTTTAAGAACGCCGCCGATCTGATCGCCAAGGTAAATGGGGAGTTGGACGCGCAGGTAGCCAAGGTGAAAGCGGACACCGACGCGTGGAACGCGCTGGTGGATGCCACGTCAAAGGCGCAACCCGTGATGGACGGCGTACTCGGCAGCATGTCCAAAGCAGTGGACCTTTCGGCCCTCATCTCCACTGGATTCGCGCGGCCCGTGGGGGACAATTCTCTACCTGCCAGCGGAATAACCGGGAATGGCGTCCCCTTCATGCTTGGTGGCGGCGGACTGATGCCATTCGCGGATGGCGGCCACGTTGAGGGAGGCGTGCCCATCGTCGTAGGAGAGCAAGGGCCTGAAGTATTCTTGCCGGACTCCGGCGGACAGATCATCCCCAATAGCAAGATCGGCAGCGCGTTGACGTCGACCACGCGGGCCGCGGGCGTCGGCATGTCGCAAGAGATGGGTGACGGGTACTCGACGGTGAGTTTTAACGGTTCGCCACCGTTCGCGGTCACCAACGCGCAGGCCGACCGCGTAAAGCAAGCGGCGGCCTCCGGAGGGAACGCCGTAGACGCGCTGCTCTATGCCGGGTACTCGGTGGGGCGCGGTGGGTCCGGCGCGTCGTTCGACACACCCAAGGCCATGGTGCCGGGTTACAACGGGCTACTCGCGCCAAGCTACCAGGGACCGATGGGCCTGCCGTCCAGCGTGATCGGCAATCAGAGCGGTAGTGCGCTACCGGGTGGCGGTGGCGGCGGGTTGACGCTCAACGTCAGCTTCGCGGGTGCCACGATCTACGGCCAGCAGGGGGCCGATCAACTCGCCAACACGCTCACGTCGGCGCTGAAGCAGAATGCGGGCCAGCTCAAGTTTTAGATACCCGCATACTCGCGGAACTTAGCGAGCTTTCCGCGAATGATAGAGACCCATCCGGAGCCATCGCACACTTCGCACTTGCCATCCGGTACGCGCCAGTTCACGCAGGGGCATTCCTCGATGGCTACGCCGCAGTGCAGGCATACGAAGAACTTCCCGTGAGCACGGGGGCGGTGCCAGCACAGCATGATCAATGTTGGCATGCCCACCCGCGCAGTGAAATGGTACTATCGTACCTAAGTGCTGGTCAACCTCCAGGCCGAAGGATCTGCGGACAAGCTCCCCGAGGGCATGAGCACCGAGGAAATCCGCGAAGCGCAGGAATCGCGGCGCATCCTTCGCCAGACGCTGCGCGAAGAGCAACTGGCGCTCCACTTGGAACTAACCCGGCGCGAGCACGCGGATGCCGAGGCGCGGCGCAATCCGAATGCATCGCTGAATCAAGGGGTGAGTCTCCGTGGCTAACCGTCCGTACAAAGCCGGAATGTTCCACTTTATGAATGGGGACATCAACCTGCCGACCGACAATCTTAAGGTGGTTCTGCTCAGCGCGACATACACGCCAAGCACAATCACGGGCGGCGACGAGTTCCTGAGCGTCATCCCCGGCGGCGCGATCATCGCGACTTCGCCGAACCTGTCCAGCAAGGTCATCAACTCACCACAAGGCAGCTTCCAGGCCGCTAACCCAGTGTTCAGTTCGGTGGTGGGCGCGACCGTAACGCAGTTCGCGCTCTACAACGATACGGGTTCCTCGGCGACGAGCCAGCTTCTCATCCTCTGGGACAATGCGACGAACCTTCCCGTAGTGCCGAACGGCGGGAATATCACCGTGCAGTGGGCGGGCTCTCCGAACTACGTTTTTTCGTTCAACTTCGAGCGGCTGAGCGACGAAGAGCGCAGTATCGTGGAACGAATCTTTGACGCGCTGCGCGGACTCTTCAAGGGCGGCTCGGATCTTCTGATTCCGGTGCCGTCACTGACGCTCGGATAGAACATGGCGGGCTGCGAACAGTATTTCGATCTGTTCTCGACTACGGTTGGCGGGGGTGGATACACAGCCGGAAGCGGAGTCCTCGACGTCGTCAGCACAACCGGCGTAACTCTCAACGCCGGAGACACGTGCCGCTTGCTGGTCTACCGTGTCTCTGGTGGCGTCAACACTCCTATCGTCTTGCTCATCGCCACAGCGGTCAACAGTGGAACGCAATTTGCAGTCACGTCGGAAGGCGCGGATAGCAACGCTATCGCTACCGACGTTGTGATCAACGTCAATTCGGTCGGTGGCCAGAATCAAATCCGCAAAGACCAAAGCGGACTCGCTGCTTATTCTTCCCTACCTTCGACTTCAAGCGCACACGTCGGTGATCGCTTCAGCCCCACAGATGCAGATTCAAATTATGCTTTCGTTTTCAACGGGAGTATTTGGGTCCCTCGATTGGCGACGTCCCAGAACGTCACCATTCCCCCGGCGGCCGCCTCGTGGAGTTGGATTGGAACGCAAGGATCAGCTCTAATCACAGATCTGGCGTCCGGCGGAGTCCAGTTAACGAATCCGACGACAACACAGACAGCCGTGGCACTGGCTGTCCCTGGATCGACGCCATGGACGCGGAGATTCGGATTCAATTGGATGGGAGGGGGAATCGGTGGCGGCCTCTTCTTTTATGATTCTGGGTCCGCTAGGGCGCAAGTATTTCACCACGAAGAGGGATCCGACCCGGACGCCGTCAGTAGCAGCAAAAGGCTGGAGTTCTTCTCCATCTCAAACTGGCACATCGCTGCTGGCGTCTGGACGTTCGACAGCCAAGTGATCGCGCCAGTGAGAATCGCTGCTAATTCCCCACTATTTTATATGGCGCTCGAAGACGACGGGACCAACTTCCTATTCCTTTACGGAATCGACCTGTCCAGCAATCTTCTGCAATTCAGCAGTTCGCAGGGTCGGCACTCTTGGCTCTCCGGCGGCCCGACCCACTACGGCTTCCTGTTTTACAGCCAGATCACATCTGCTCCTATCGCTGTAAATTTGTTGCATCTCGGGTAGCTCCATGTCGATCAACATCTCCGCACAATGGGGCGCGGATCAGTGGGGCGCGGACCCGTGGGCTGGCTTTCAGGGGGGCGGTGCTGGCTCCCAGACGATCAGCCCGGCGGGTCTATCCATCACGGTGGGAATCGGCACGCCGTACGTCCTTGGTCCCCCCCAGGCCGTGCTTCCGAGTGGGCTCTCTGTTTCGGTCGGCATCGGTATGCCCACGATCATGGGACCGCCACAGACGCTCATCATTCCTGGGCTGTCGGTACAGGTGGGGATCGGCACTCCTACGCTGGTCGGGGGCGCCACCCATCTCCAGGTCTTCATCGACAACGTGGACCGCAGCAAATACCTCATCCCTCTGGGACTGTCACAGCAGCGCACGGGCGGCGGCGGTGGGGGCGGCGGCAGCGTCTCGGCATCCTCGGGTCCTGTCACGATCAGCAGCAGCACCATAGGCCGCGCAACGTGCTCCCTGGACCTGTTCGTAAACGACGGGTCGGGCTACGTTCCACGGGCGGCGTCGACGATCATCCTGAAGGAGTTTGGCCAGAAGAAGTTCGCCGGCTGCATCTCGACCGTCTCAACCGATCCCGTTCAGCCGAACTTCGACAAGATCGGCTTTCACCTGGCTTGCGTAGATAAATCAAGCATTTGCGACCACCGGGTAGTGCTGAAGGATTACGCGGCCGGCGCCGACGCCGCAGCCACGGTGCTGGATATTGTGACCAACTTCCTCAACGGGGAAGGGATCACGACAGAGGGCGTGATCATCACGGCCACGCTGGGCAGCCCGATCACCGGCAGCCATCAGACGGTAACCCAAGTGTTTGACACCATTTGCGCGCAGACTGGCGCAACGTGGTGGGTGGACATGAATGGGGTGCTGAACCTGAGCGTGCTGGCATCGGCGCCGGCGGCACCCATCTCGCTCACGTCCTCGTCCGACAACTTCCGCAATTTCACGGCATCCGAGACGACGCAGGGGTACGGGAACAAGTTCTACGCGGTCAGTAACTTGGTTGTTTTGCCAGGGTCCAGTAACGGACCAACTGGCGCGGCACGCACAGAAACCTACACGTTCATCAACGAAGGCGGGGCGGCGTGGCAGGCCGCGGCCTTCGCCGCGGGCCTTGCGCCGGGCTACGTGCTCACGCAATTGCCGATTGGTACTTTGGTCGGGGTGAAGATCAACGGCTCGACCGTGGCCATTTTCCCGCTATCGGAGGGCATCCAGCCGGGCCACTCCTACTACTGGTTCGCTGGAATCAGCACTGCGGCTGTGATCTTCCCCGAGAACTTCCTGCCGTCCATCGGGGACGTGATCGACGTTTCCTACATCCCGATCTACCAGAACTCGACCGTCAACACTGGCACGCCGCTGACCGGGACGTGCGGCTCGGGAATCTACGAGGGCGTGATCCAGGTCCCCAACATTTCGCTCCAGGGGGATCTGGACGCCATCGCGGCAGCTTACCAGACCAAGAACGGCGGGGCGCTGCCGTACATCTGCACGTTCGAGACGGATCAGCCGGGGCTGGCGGTCGGGCAGGCGCTTTCGTGCGACCTTCCGCTGACTGGCCTGGGCACCACGACACTGTACATTACCCAGGTGACGCTGCAAGAGGCGTCCGAGAATTGCGTTGACCTGGGCGGCGGGTCGAGCTTCCGATGCCGGGTCGAGGCGTCGACTAAGCAGAGCCTGGGGAATTGGCTCAACTGGTTCGAGAACCTCGTGGCGCGGTCCAACTACCCGCTCCCGCTGCCCCGCTACGAATACGCGGCGTTCGTGCTGGCTCCCGGGTCTTCTCTCGGTGGCGGTAACGCGGGCGTCAATCCGTACATCGTCCAGAACACCGGCCAGCTCTACGCGGCGGTCGGCGCTGCCGCGGTCGCTCCCACGAACCAGGATCTCCTGATTGACATCCTCGTGAACGGGGCGAGCGTCTTCGGTGGCGACATCACGAAAATGCTCAGGATCCCGGCGGGGTCGACCACGCTCCACACCACGACCAGCTTCGCGTCGCCGGGGATGTTCGTCTACAAGGGCGACCTCGTAACGGTGAGCGTGCAGTACTCGGTGCTGGCGACTAACCCCACGGCGGCGAGCGGTGTTTCGGCTAACCTACAATGGAGTTTCTGACGGGTGCGAACAAGTTTGGTTGTCGCATACACGCGGGGCTGAACCAGATCCTTTCTTTCGAGGAGTTGTCTCGCCCGGTTCCGGTTCCCTGCGACCCGTATCCGCCCGCAGCTTTCCACCCGTTCCGCGCGCGTCGATAGTACTTCGGCGCTCATTCCATCCATGATACGCATCCCTGTGTCGAGCAGCGCCCGTGCATGTGGCCGTTGTATGAGGCGACCGAATAGCGCAGCTTCCCGCCATCACAGCAGGGACACGCAATTTCGCCGATGCCCCCGCTTCCCTTGGCGAAACCCCTCGCCTTCGCGTCAGCCTTCGCGGCACCGCGCGCTTTCACGCCACGTTCGTAGGACGCAATGCGCTCGTCGGCCTCCTTCTCGGCGTCCGCTTGGCTCATGATTTCAAACAGAACGCAGTCCCACGTCTTGCGCTCCTTTACGAAACCGGGAAGACATGGCATGGCGCCAGTTCCGCGATGATCCTCGTAGCGAACTCCAGCCTTGCAGGTTTTGTTCTGTACGCCGTTAAAGTGACGGCATGAATCCAGTGCAGACTTGATGAACCGTTCTCTCAATTCCATGTCCCATCTTGCCAAGCGGGCGCGCATCCCGCAATGGTACTTTCGTTCAATGGCCCTTCGCTCCCTCAACGGCTTCGCGTACTCGGACTTCACCAAGTGGTCGCTGCGGTACCCCAACTCCGCGTTCTTCGACGGACTGTTCCGTCCGCTGGGCACGTATACACTGACCGGCCAGATTGACACCGGGCCGTTTGGCGTCGGCAACGGCAACGCCCTGCATTTGAAGGTCGCGCAGCACATCTGGGAGTTCACGGAGATTTTCGACAATCAGCAGGGCTGGATCGTCGGCATGTGGATCATGCCGCACGCCATCGCGACCACGAAGACGATTCTACTTTTCCAGGACCGCACGGGAGTCAACCTCGGGACGCAGTTCGTGGTGCAGATTCGACCGGACGGGAAGATCCAGATCGGGACGGGGTTCGGGGACAACGTCTTCGTGTTCCCCGCGCTCTACGACACGATCAACAGCGGCAACCCGGTAGGGATCAACGCGACCAGCACGGCCGCGTGCCCGATGGACCAGTGGACGCACGTCTGCATCAAGCTATTCGTCGCCGCCAGCACGGACACGCCGTCCGGAAGCGCGCAACTCTACATCAACGGATCGCTCGATACCTCAGTGTTTGGAAAGAGCACCGGCCCCACCAGCCACAACTATGCGAACTGGATCGGGCCGATGTGGGACTCGACGGACGGCAGCGAGATTTCGTTCAGCGAGCCGGTGGTGTGCGACTTCCTGGGCTCGGTGAACAACATCCCGGTTTCGCCCAACTCCCAGGTGAAGACGTTCTTCCCGACCTCGGATGTCGCCAACGGCGGATGGCTGCCCGCGAGCGGCGCCGACAATTTCGCGATGGTGAACGACGTCAACGGGCCGAGCGGCACGAACTACGTGCAGCTTCCTGCGCTCACGTTCCCCGATGAGCTGTTCGGCTTCCCTGGCTCAGGACTTGGCGGTTCGCTGCTGGGGCTGGCGGTCAATGTGGCGAGCGAGCAGTCCGGCGCGGGCCAGACGCTCCAGGCGCTGCTCAAGCAGGGCGCGACGAAGTACCTGCTGGGCTCTACCATGACTGCACCGGCGACGCGCGCCATTATCCCGACCGTGCTGGACACGAACCCGGCGACCGGAAACCCGTGGCTGGCGTCCGAAATCGGCGGCGGCGCGTGGGGATTCCGCGGCCTCACCGGCACCGGGTACAAGGTCGAGCAGATGTACCTGGAGGCGCTGGCGGGCGGCGGGGTGGGCAGCTACTCCTATTGAGAGGATGGCGTCGCGCGGTTACGGTTGAATTCGTCCTTCGCTCGTTCGATTGCTAGATATCCGGGACACGGATCGTCAAGATCAGCGGTGCATGCATCGGCGAACGTTGCAAGAGTTGCTCGGCAATCCTGGCATATCATCGAACGGGCGAGCGTTTTTTCAACGTGGGCGCGCTCTTCCTGTAGCCTTTTTGATAACTTCACGGAATTTCCTCCCCTTGCGCTTCCTGGCAGTCGTAGCAGGTCTCCGAAACCCCAGACCCTCCGCAGGTCTCGCAATGCTCAATATCGTCTAGGTCATCTGTTTTTGAGGGTCCTACGTATTGCCAGCGCATGTCCACGGCGTAGTTTCCTTTGCCGCCACAATCTGCGCACCTGACGCATTCACAAGCCATGGCCCAGCTTACGACGCGGATCGCACGGATGGAATGGTACCGTGGTACCGATGTTTCTCTTACTGCTCGCTCTCGCCCTGCCACTCGCCGCCCAGCCAATCACCGTCGCGATGGAAAACTTAACGCATCCCGGCTTAAGTTTCCAGGTCGCGGACCAGTGGCGCATCACGGTAACCGGCGCTCCGTCGCAGGCCGTCAGCATCGCGGCGTACCACGACGGGATCAGCATCGGGCCGGCGGCCGCAGTCACGCTGGACGCCACCGGGTCGCTCGTGCTGACCGGAAAGATGGCCGCCTCGCAGATCGGAGACTGGCAGGAATCCTTCAACGGTGCGCCTTTGGCCTTCACTGTGCAGCCTGCCCCGGCGCTGGTGATGGTCACGACGCCCGTGGGGCCTTCCACGCCCAACTCGTTCGCCTGTCCCGCAGGCCGCGCGCTGGTGCTCGCGCTGGGCTGGTCTGGCGTGCAGGGCGTGGCGCTGATCGAGGGCGAAGACTACACGCTCGTCAATGGCGCGGTGGCACTGGTGGACACGCCGCAGGTCGGCGATGTGGTGCAGTTGCTCTGCCAGTGATTAGGAGCGGTAGGCCAGCGCGGCGGCATGCGCGGCGGGCAGGTGCGCCTCGTAGCGGGTCTGGTAGTCGCGCGGCTTCGGTGCGGTGCCGGGGATATCGATATACCAGGCGGTGTTCAAGTTGTGGTCGTTCCCGGCCCACAGCGCAAATGCGATCTTGGCGTTTATCGCCGGGTCCAGTAGCATCGCGGGGTCGGTGACGCCGTTCCTGAGGCAGAGATTGCGCACCTGAGGCACCAGCCAGTTGATCTGCGTCAGCCCGTAGCTGTCGTCGCCTGTGTTCTTGTCGCCGTTGTGTGCGGTAGGATCTCCCGCCGACTCGCGCAGAGCGATCGCGGTCATGGTCTCCGCGCGAACCGGATCGAAGCCAGCCTTCAGCATCACGGCATAAATGTCGGCGGCGGTCACGGCGTCCTCGGATGTGGTCGGCGCTGCGGGGGCGGCAATTGTCGCGTCAGCCGTGGGAAGGTGCAGGAGCACCAGAATAAGAAGCGCACACACGCGGATTGGAGTGCTACCCACCAGCGGATCACTTCACCTTCTCGATTCTTAGGACGGCCGTACCTGGAATCCATGCGCTTCCACCATCGAGGAAACCGTGGCTTTCGATTTCCGCTGACGCCGCGGCCAGATCAGGGAACGCAGAATCCAGGAAATCTCGAATGAGGACCGCGGGCGTCCGCAAGCTGCCGGGCTCTAGCCCTAAATAGTGCGCTCTGTAGCCGACGCGATTCACGTTTTTGCGACCGGAATCTTGTTCAGTGCGGCTTCGACCAACTTCACCGCGCCGACAAGCCCGTCAATCGCGCTGCCCAGCTCGCCCTGGTCGAGTCCGGGGTGAACCGCGTTGACGATGTTCACGGCAATCGCCTTCTTTGCGGCGCCGGAGTTGGCCGGCGTGATGAGTCCCTCGACCGCGTCCATCGCGCCGATCACGGTAGCGGCCACGGTGCCGACGCCTGGGATCAATGCGAGGAACGGTTCCAGAGGGTTCGCGATGGCGGTGGCCGCGCCGAGGCCCACGGAAACCCCGTGGGCGATGTTCTTGAGGATCGATCCGAAGCTCATGTTTAGCTCGCCTGCGGAGGGATCGGGTTGAAATTGCTGTCCAGCTTCGGCATCGGGTTGTCGGTCGGGTTGAGGCCGAACTGGTTGTAGCTGTAGTTCCACGGCAGGAACGGGCCGCGATAGGTGTCGAGCAATTGCTGCATGTTCGCATCCGGCAGTTGGCCGCCTTCCTCGAACCACTGCGCGATAAGCTGCTGAACCTGCGTGGCCGCTTCCCACTTGATCGTGGTGCCCGCAATCAGCGTGCCCACTAGCGGATCACCGGGATAGGCCAGTTGTGCCTGGCGCACGAGCGCGCCGAGCGGCATACGCCGTGCGATGGCGATGGTTCCGTTCACGAACTGCGCGAACGGATACGTTGCAGGGATGAGCTGAGGGTTCATGCGGGAATCTTATCACAATTTTCTGTGGCGGCAATGGTACTACGGCGATTTCTACGTAGAAGGTACTATTGAACGGTGCGAAACTGGGGGCTAAAATCGGTCCATGGAAAGCAACCATCCGAACAGCCCGACAGCAACGCTGCTGCCCTGCGGCGCGGTCCAGTGCTCGGCCTGCGAATCGATTATTTATGAAGACGATGAGGCGGTGGAACGCGGAGAAGAATATCTATGCGCGCGGTGTGCGAATGAGGAGGTGGAAGCGTGAAGCCCTGGGAGAAGCGTAACCGGCAACGGCAGGACGAGCGTGAGTTCTGCCCGGGTCCATGTCCCCGCCCCCTTATTTGCACGTGCGGCCACGACGCCGACGAGCACTCCGACGAGCCCTTCCTTGGGCCGTGCCAGCATCCCGGCTGCACGTGCAAGGCGTGGAGTGATGTGCTGGTTCTGACGGAGGCCAAATGAGCCACGAAGTAGCGAAGCGCGAGGCCGCCGCGCCCGCGCGAATCGAGGACGCCCCACAGAGCCTACTTGAGGCGGTCATGCGCGAGGTCCGCAATCCGGACATGGACCCGGCGCGACTGCGGGAGTTCCTGGAGATCGGGGAGCGGCTAGAGGCTCGGCAGGCGAAGGCGCGATTTAACGACGCGTTCGCCGATCTGAAAGCGAAGCTTCCTGTCATTGACAAACGTGGGGTGGTGCTGAACAAGGCCGGCAAGGTCCAGTTCAAGTATGCCCGCTACGATGATCTGCACCGGGCGATCACGCCGCTGCTGTTGGAATTCGGGTTCTCGACGTCCTTCGATTTCGAGGAACCGGACGCGGGCAGGCTGACCACGATACTGCACCTGCGGCACCGCGGCGGCCATCAGGAAGACTTCCGCTGGACGCTCCCCGCGATGGGGCAGAATCAGTTCGTGAGTAATCTCCAGAACGCAGCGGCCGCGCGAAGCTTTGGCAAGCGGTGCGTGCTGATCGATGCGCTGGACATCCTCACGGAGGATCAGGACAGCGATGGTCGACCGGTGGCACCGCCGGAGAAGATCACAGAGGAGCAGGCGATCAGGATTCGTGATATATGCGAAGCCTGCGAAGAGAAGGAGCCGGGATTCTATGCGCGGTTCAATAAATGGCGGAAGGCTGAACTTCAGAACGAGCACGTGTCCGACCTGTTCCAGGGCGAACAATACGAATCGGTGATGACGAAGCTGCGCGACAAGATGGCCGCGCTGGGGGTGAAATGACGACGGTGTATTTTGATCTAGAAACGGGTGGCGTCAATGACGAACCGACCATCCAACTCGCCGCCGTAGCGGTCTCTGAGGATTGGAGGGAATTGGGTTATTTCGAGCATAAAATCAAGTTCGATCCCGAAGCGTGTAACCCAGAAGCACTAAAACTAAATGGCTATTCCGCTGAAGCATGGAAAGACGCTATCGTTCCAGCGGGGGTCGCGATGAGGTTCTCCGCGTGGCTGAAGCCGCACAGCACGGTCGAGATGATTTCCAAGCGCACCGGGGCACCCTACAACGTCGCCAGACTGGCCGGTTACAACGCTCTCACGTTCGACCTTCCGAGGCTCCGTGCGATGTATGGCCAGAACTTCTTTCCGTGCTCCTACCACGTTCGGGACGTTCTACAGCGTGCTATGTTCTGGTTCGATGAGCATCCAGACGCGCAGCCAAAACCGAAGGATCTAAAGCTTTCCACTCTCTGCGAATACTTCGAGATCCCAAGCGAGGGAGCGCATGAGGCACTTACCGATGTGCGTATGACGGTCTCTCTGCATCGGATGCTGGCGCAGTGATCCACCACGCCGTAGTACAGGGCTCCGAAGAGTGGCTCCGCTTGCGACTCGGAATCCCGACCGCCAGCGAGTTCTCGCGCATCATCACGCCAAAGAAGTGGGATCTTGCGGCCGGCCGCGCGCAGTACCGCGTCGAACTGCTGACCGAGATGATCCTCGGTGGACCGCTCGACGGCGTGACGACGCCAGCGATGTTGCACGGGAAAGACTGGGAGCCGAAGGCGCGGGCCGCGTACGAGATGCAGGAGGGTGTGGACGTCGAGGACTGCGGTTTCTGCACCGACGACGCTCGGACCTATGGAGCGAGTCCTGACGCGTTCGTGGGTGATGATGGATCACTCGAAATCAAGTGTCCCGAGAAGCCGGAGATTCACGTCGGCTATCTGCTCAACCCGGATTCATTCTCCGAATCGCACTGGGTCCAGGTACAGGGGCAACTGTTCGTCACCGGGCGCAAGTGGACCGACCTAATCAGCTACTTCATGGGAATCCCGATGGTACGCGTCAGGATCACGCCGCACGAAGAGTTCCAGGCGAAGCTGGCGGCGCACCTGCGAACTTTCCTGACGGAGTTGGACAGCCTCAAGGCCGTGGCGATCGAGCGCGGGTGCAAGTTCCATGAGGACAAGCCAGCGCCGCCAGCACCCGACCTCATCCGCGATATGACCACGCACGCCGACATCGAGGAGATGGTCGCGAGCGGCGCGATTGTTCCATGGCGCGTTCCGTGCCCGCTGTGCTCGAAGATGGAGGGCTACGGAGAAGCGCCCGGTGGCGTCTGCCCGCGCTGTGGTGGAGAGCGCACGGTGGAAGCGATTGTTCCGGAGGGACGGGCGTGAGTGCGGCTTCGGTACCTGAGTACAGCTTCAAGTTCGACAAAGCCAAGGATTCTTGGGTGTGCTCAGTTCATGGCGACGTGGACTCGATCGCTTGGGTGCCGTGTTGGGCTGGGTGCGATGAAGGAGAATTTGACGAGTACGAAGATGATCCAATCAGTTGCGATCCGGGAGACACATCCACTTGCTCAGAATGCAAGGGGGAAGGTGGATGGCGCGTCTGCGGAGAGTGCAATGCGAACAATCCAGATGCGGAATTTTAAATGAGTTGCGCCCCGTAGTTCGACGCGCGGGGCGGTTTTACTGGCGTCGGCGTGGATGGTGCACGCACCTGTGGTTCCGTGAAGAGGTTAATCGGCGACCTGTGGAGATCAGCACCGCAGGTAATTGGACTGGCAACCTTTAGAAATTGCTAAACAAGCTGCCCGGTGACGACTCCGGGACTGGCGGTTAAGGAAACCCGCTTGGAAGATAAGACCTCGAACCTTACGGATGGAGCTGATCCGGGTCAGAACCGGAACGCCAGTTTAAGGGTTTCGCACCAAGCAGGCGCGCGGTGCGGAGAGTGGGCGCGGCAAGTCAGTCTCGGGGGAGGTGGCTGCCGCGCCTGCGATTTCAAAAGGAGAGATATGCCGAGTATAACTTTCAGTGGTGTTGTTCTTGAGAAAGCCGACCGTGTCAGCGCGGCGGCAACGCTTCACTTCGCATGCGAACTTACCGCAAGCGTCGTGAAACACATGAAGTGGGGGGACCTTCCGGACGCGGCAAAGAAGGCCCTGATGGACGGCCAGTTCGCCGGCGGAAGCTTCGTGCTTTCTCCGAAGGAAGCTCGCCAGACGCAAATCGTGGGCACGCTGCCAGACGAGATGCAAGCGGCTGTCCTGACGGTTGGCGGGTTCGTCATCACGCGCATGCAAATCGAGGGATCGCGCGGGAAGGGCGTCAAGCGCCGGATCAACTTCGTTCTCAAGAGCGCGGACGCGGACGCCGCGGCGAAGGCCGAGGCGTGGCTCACGATGGCCGGAGACACCCGCGGCTCTCTGCGGATTGAATACTCCGCGATGGGTTCGGCGGTGACCGAGGTCGGCGAGGAAGGGGAAGACGAGGAATGAGGAAAGCAGCCCGCACCGACGCGAACCACACGGAGATCGTACAGTCTCTCTTGGACATCGGGTGCTCCGTTCAGAGCCTCGCCGCGGTCGGTGTGGGCTGCCCCGACCTGCTTTGGGGACTGGCCGGCGTCAATGGACTGATCGAGGTAAAGAACCCGGAAGTACGGCCCAGTGATCGCGTTCTAACCGAAGACCAGAAACGATTTCATTCCTCCTGGAAGGGGCATATCGACGTCGTGGAGACCACGGAGCAGGCGGTCACGGCTGTGCGGAGAACGCTGGCGAAGGAGAGCGCGGCTTGAGGCTAGGCCGAGGCCAGGTCTGCGACTGCGGGGTGTGCCGGCTCTGCCAGTACCGCATGGTGCAGGCAACCCGCCGGCGCAAGATCAAGGCTGCTGACACCCGCGAACCGTGGACCGAGGCGCGCGACACGCGCGCGGACGAACTTCGCTACCAGGAACTGCTGCGCCGGTACGGCCATCTCATGCAGAACGGCAGCGCCTACTAGGCTGGCTTTCTCCCGAGGATCATCTGGAGTATCTGTAGCAACGTGAGCGCGGCCCCGAGCCCGATTCCTATTCCGCTCATCGTGGCCACCTGTGATTGAAGGTGGAAGACCTGCTCCTGAAGGGTCGTCACCTGCGTCGAAACCACTGCCGCTGTGCTCTCGACGCGGGCGATCCTCTCCCCGTTGTTCGTGCTCTGCGCATGCACGAGCACGGCCACGGAAGCTCCAATGAATCCAGAGCACAGCATCAGGAACATGACCCGCGCAAGAGTCAGAGCCGCTGCCCGCGCCTTTCTTGGCATACTGAGTGCGAGCCGGTGGTCGCATCCAAGGTTCGTACAGATCAGATCGTACGACGACGTGAGGACGCGTAGCGGGTTATCCATTGCGGCAAGAGTACCACATCTTGCGCCACAAGAAAAAAACTACCACTACGGGCTGCGTGGAACTATCGCCTCAAAAGTGGGCCTTGCGATTCCGCCAGGTTTTGGTAGACTGTGGATTCCCGGTTGTGGAGACACACCGAGCCTGAGAGAACAGGCTTGGTGGTATCTGAGAAGCAGGCGGGATCAGCGGCCAGGAACCGCCGACATGCTCAACCTAACACGAATCCAGACGCCAAGCAAGGCCCACGAGTACCAGGGCGGTGCAGCGTGATCTCCCAGCAGCTCGCGGGGCACTCGCTGCGCACACGCAAACGGATGACGTACGTCGACGGATATCGCGCCGTTATTCGTTCACTCGGGTACATCCTAATCGCGTGGAACTCGAAACAGGAAGGCACTTCTCCGTACAGAACAGGTGATCGCGTCGAGAAAATATGGGGGGAATACCCAGCACCCGAGCCGCTTGTGGTTATCGGACCCGGCTCCCGCGCAGAGTTCGCGAAGCAGATGGAAATCCTGAAAGATGCCGGTTATCCCGGACCAGGCGTGCGCCCCAAGACTGGATACCGCGTGTCGCGTGTCGGGAGGCCGTCATGAGTAATCAGGGCGTATTCCCCGGCTGGGGGCACCTGTTCCGCGAGAAGTGGAACCCCAACCCGCACACCCTGGCGCGCGTCAAGAACTACCTAGAGGGCTTCGCCGCCCACGGCCGAACCATCCACTGGAAGCTCAGGACCGCCGCGGCGAGGCTAGACATGGGGCGCTCGACACTATGCCGGTACCTGCGCTACCTGCGCGAGCAGAACTGGCTAGCGACGGTCAAAGTCACGATGCGCTACGCGATCCGAAAAGTGCTTGGGAGTGTTAAGCTTGCATCGCCAAGTGGGACACCATGCGGGACACCTATAGAAGTAAAACCTGAAGCCAGTCAAAACCAACCAAAACAGAACTCTTCGGACGCCCCCAGTTCTGGTGGGTGCGAAATCAGCAAGCTCCCCGTTGGGTATTGTGAGGCGTACCAGAGGCTGGTTGAAATCTTCGACGCCGCGGGCAAGGCTCGAAACGACCGCGATCTACAGCGAGGGCACGCGGCCTTCATCGGAATTGGTGTTGCGCAGTGGGAGCCCGCGATTGCGTGCGCGATGGATTTGTGTCAGAAGACAGCAAACCCACGGTTTATTCCATCTCTCGTAAACTTCCTGCTGGATGAGCCATGGACGCGGGTAGCTGTTGTGAGAACGCTCCCGGTGATCACCGAACCGACAGCTAAAACCAAAGGCCGTTTGGCGCTCGAAAGCTCGATATCGTGGTTTTTGAACGGCGGTGGAAGATGAGGCCAGACCGACAGCAAATAGCCGCCGCGATCGCCATGATGTCCGGTGGACTGGTGAAGTACTTCCCATCAGACGATGCGGCGCAGAGAATCATCCTGCTCGAGCTCGAGCGTATGGTTCCCACTGTAGAGGCGCTGGACTGGCTGGTAGACAAATACCTCCGTGTGATCGGTGAGTGGACCAGCCTGAAAGACCTTCGTGGCGTTTTATGCGCCCGCTGCACACCATTGGATAAAATCCAGGCGTATAGTTCCGCTCCCGGCTTCACCGCTGATGACCTGGAGGCCAACTGGCACTCGCGACAGTTAGAGGAATCTACCGCGCGATTGGAGGAATACCGCCAACAGGCGCGGCTCATGGGGCCGGCCGACAGAACGGCTGCGGCTCAGATACAGGGAGCGGTGGATATTCTAGCAGAGGCGTCGGACATCAACGAACGCGAGCAGCGCGAGCCGGTGCGGATGCCGGACGAAATAAACCGCAAGGCTTCACGCGAGGCACTGCTCCGCGCGTTCCCCGACCAAGCAAAAAAAGAGGGGCTGGTTCAATGACCGCCGAGGCCGACCTGGCGGTGGATCATCCGGCGCATTACAAGCGCGGCGGGATCGAGGCTATCGACGTGATCGAGGCATTCGACCTTGGTTTCCACCTCGGGAACGTGGTGAAGTACATACTCCGCGCCGAGGCGAAGGGAGCGACACTTCAGGATCTCAAGAAGGCGTCCTGGTATTTGAAGCGCGAGATCAACAGACGGGAGAGTGGGCAGTGAACCCCGCAACCGACCTGGCGCGCTGCCTCGCCGAGCAGCGGGCGGCCGTGGCGCACATGCCGGTCGACGAACGTGCCGCGCGCCTGTGGCTGAACGACTGGGTTAGCGAAGAAGTGCTGATCCGCGCGGAGCTGGCGCGATGAAGTGCGCCAAGTGCGATCTTAAGGCCGTGGGCCGCGGACTGTGCTCGACCCACTATGCGCGAGCTCGCCGACGCAAGCAGGTTATCGGCGAGCCCATGCCGAACAAGAACTGTGAAGATCTGGAGTTCAGGGGTATTTGGACGGTCGTGCGCTTGCGCCTCACGCCATTGGATGTTCTCGGTCAGCGCGGGTCTGCTTGTGATGAGATGCCGGTGCGGTAAGCTTGATGCATGGCGGAAACCGCCTCGCCCTTCCACAACATTCGACATCCTAAACAGCGCGCGTTCCTTACGGCCTATTCCCACCTCGGTTCACAGACCCGCGCGGCTCGTGTTGCGAAGATCGACCGGACCACGCATTTCGTATGGATGCGCACCGATCCGGAGTACGCGGAAGCCTTCAAGTTCTCTCAGGAGATCGCGGCGGAATCACTCGAAGACGCCGCACTGCTTCGTGCTCGCGATGGCATCAATCGCCCCGTGTTTCACAAGGGTAAAATCTGT